ATGCTATGCGGCGCGGAAAGCCAAATGACATTCGACGTATCTTAGAATCAAACCTTATGGCTGAGATCGATGGTGAAGAGCAAGGTAAAGCTTTGAGATTCGCTATTGAAGTGGCAAAGATCGATGAATATCTGAAGGGTAATTATTCAAAGGCAAACCTCGTTAAATTAGAGGATTATAAAATAAGCTTAGCATTAGAGCAGGATGCTTCATCCTCTGGTGCTCAGATTATTGCATTGACGACTAAGAATAAACAATTAGCTGAACTTTCGAATGTCATTCCAACAAATCAAAAGAAGAGACTTTACGATGAAATTGCAGCAGCTACTTACAACGATCCTAGATTTAGAAAGCTAAATGAAAAATTAGGCTTGACAGAGAAAGACTTACGTAAGGCAGCTAAAGCACAGAATATGGTTACGCTATATGGTGCAGGTGAACGTACAGGGATCATGAACGTTGAAGGGAAGCTTGCAAAGGTTCTAGATAAAGAGGATGGCAGACTTGTTGTTAAAGCCTCTGATCGAGATACTGTATTGAATGAGATAAGCGCAAGAGCAGCTAGATACAAAGAATTAGACCCTGAATTATATGAAGAGCTTATGGCTCTTAGACAAGATGTGAAAGATGTCTTCAATAAAGACTTAAATCCGGGTGATGACATTATGGAACAACTCTGGTTCTTAGATCCTAAGACTAGAGATCTTGTTGAGAAGATGACTCGTAATTACGAAAGTGTTGTTACGCCTGATGACTTTTCTATAATTGCAGGTATTATGAGTGAAAACTTAAGATCACAAGTACCTATCCTTAAAGACTTTACTAAGTTCTTTGGTAGACTTGCTGAAGAATTCGCTCTGACTTCAAAACCTGGTGAAGCTTCCTTTGACTGGAAAGCTATAGCTAAGGAATCAACTCTAGGAAACAGATTCTTAGGGAAGAAGCCTGATAAACGTATTGCAGAGATTCTTGGTATTGATCCAAACACTACTTGGACTGAGAAGCTACTTAAACGTTTTGATTGGTGGAAGCCTAACAGTACTATGGCTGATCTTTTATTTGGTGCTAAACAGGCACAGTATAGAAGAACAGGTACCACAGTGTTTGGTGTAGATGTTTTGTATCCTAATGAACTACCAAAGAATTGGACTCAAATACCTTGGGTTAATTTTGATGGTAAGATTATTGAACAAAAGTTTACACAATCTTTTGAAGAACGCTTAAGATATAAGACAGCTGAAGGTGAGTGGATCACTAACATCATTCAAGTTAAGCAAAAGACAGACCCTACTTGGTGGGATGAGGTGCTTAATAAGAGTGGTAAAATGAATGAAATTGTAAATGCAACAAAGGCACGTACAGCTTATGCAGTTAATGGCAATCACTCAAATGATGCTACTTTAGTAAAACAGTTCCATTTGTGGGGAAAGAAGAATAACGTAGGTACTTCTACAATTCACGATGCTTTCTTTACAAACGCTGCTGATCTACTAAAAGCTAAAGAAGCTCTACGTAAGATTTATGCAAATACACTTACAAAGAATGTCGTTAAGGACACATTGGACGAAATGCTAAAACGAGGACTTCCTCGTGAGGCTTATGACCGTTACCTTAATGAAGCTATCGATATAGGTTTAATTCCAGTTGCTGGAAGATCTCGTATTGGTGGCAAACTAGTAACCGAAGCTGATATACTTACAGCTGAATCTATTCTAGAGAACTTACCCAGAGACTTCACTAGTAATAGATCATGGTATGGTATCGGCGGTTAATCTATCCGAGTCGTACTCGAAAATCAATTTTAGGCTGTGCCTGGAGAATACAAATGACTGATACTAACAATAATCAAGAAGAATTAGCTCGTCTGGAAGCTGAGCGTAAGGCTGCTGAAGAGGCTGAGGCTGCACGTAAGGCTGCAGGAAATAATGGCGATGATGATCTTGTCAAAAAGTTAGTTGAAGAGCGTGTTGCTGAACAACTTAAAGAAATTAAGGGTAAGCTAGATAACGCTTTTTCAGCTCGTGACGAAGCACTTCGTAAACTTAAAGAAGCTGAAGAAGAAAAGAAAGCTGCCGAAATCAAGCGTCTTCAAGAAGAAGGTAAACACAAAGAAGTTCTTGAAATGCAACTTGCAGAAGAAAGAGCTGCTCGTGAAGCCTTAGAAAAGCGTAATACAGAATTGTCTCGTGACGTAACTGTACGTGCTGCTCTCTCCGGTCTTGAATTTCGTAATGACAAAGCTGCTGAGATTGCCTTTAAAGAAATTACTAGCCAACTTACACAAAATGAAAATGGCGTGTGGGTTCATAAGTCTGGTGTATCTGTAAATGACTTCATCGGTGCATTTGCTAAAGATGAAGATCAATCTTTCTTGTTCAAAACTAAGACAAACAACGGTGGTGGCTCCTCTAGCAATACTGCTGGTGGTACTAACACTGCTGGTAAACCTAAATCACTCTTCGAAATGAGCCAAGAGGAAGTCCTAAAAATGGCTCGCGAAGGGAAACTCCCTCAAAGGAAATAATAAATGACTGTTGTTACTAATCTGTCGGGTGCTGATAACTACGTTCTGCAGGCTACTATTAGTGCCTACTCGGACGAAGCATACACCAACGCTAAGAAGCTGTCGGGTACGGGTATCGTTGGTTCGAACCCTGATATCGATCCTTCTACTGAAACTTTCATTGGTCAAGTTCGCTGGTACAAGCCGCTGAACCCAACTGTTAACGTTGCTTCGCTGACTAATGCTGCCAACGGTACGACTACTTCGTACAGCTCGGATTACTACACGTACATCAAGAGCGTTCGTACGCATGGTGCTAACAAAGTTAACATGCAACAAGTTGTTACGCAAGTTGACGGTCTGGCTAAAATCGGTCGTGACTTTGCTGAAACTCGTGCTCAAGACGAACACAATGCTTTGCTGTCGGTTCTGAAGGGTGTTGCTATCTCTGAACTGCTGTATGGTGCTGGTGTTGCTTCGGGTCAAGCTGGTCTGGGTGGTCAAACATTCGACAATGATCCGACTGACAAGCGTTATGGCTTCTACGTTGACATGGGTTCTACTAAGCCTGTCGTTGATGCTAACTCGGCTGTTCAGGGTGCTGCTCGTGCAGAAGCCTTCCTGCAAGCCTTTGGTAAGGCATACAAGGATTATGAGCCTGAGTATGCTTATCTCGTGACTTCACCTGAAGTTATGGCTTCGCTGCGTTCGGCCAATCTGGTTGATAGCACTATGGTGAGCGATGGTAATGTCGAATTTAGCACCATCTTCAATGGCAAATTCCGTCTGATTCAGACTCGTGCTGCTCAAAGCCTGTCGTCTACTGAACTGGAAGCTATCAACGGTGCCGATGGCGTTAACGTTGCTGGTACTAAGACTTCGTTCATCGTTCTGCCTGGTGCTATGGCTATGGCTGCTCTGGCTGTTCCTGAACAGACTGAAATCTATCGTGATGGCCGCGCTTATCAAGGTGGTGGTTCTACCTCGATTTGGTATCGTTGGGGTTATGTCCTGCATCCGGCTGGTTACAACTGGGCTGGTTCGCAAGACGCATTCCCGTCTGATGCTGACTACATGAAGGTTGTTGAAGATGGTAATCAAGTGGCTCTGACGGCTGCTAGTGCTGGTCTGGCTGATACCACTGGCGTCTGGACTCGTAAAGCTACTTCGGCTCTGTCGCTTGGTATCCTGCCGGTGTTCCACGGCTAATTAAAGAGGTTCACTTATGGCATTACAAAAGGGTGTTAACTCTTACGTTACAGTAGAAGAGGCTGATGCATACTTTGCTGATCGCTTAGATGTAGCAGCCTGGACTGGCGCAAGTGTAGAACAAAAGCCACAGGCTCTGGTCACAGCAACAAAAATGCTTGATGATCTAGACTGGACTGGATATGTTGTAAGTGAATCTCAGCCACTCGCATTTCCAAGAACAGGCGAGTATTTTGATCCACGTACTGGTACAACTATTTCTTTGAACAGTTCAACCCCAGTACGTATTCAAAATGCTACAATGGAGCTGGCTTACCATTTATTAAATAATGATGGATTACTTGATGACACAGGCACCGTTGAGTCTATTAGTATCGGTGGAATCAATATCACTAATATTAGACAGGCTAACAAAATGCCTGGTGTCGTCGATAGATTAATTAAGCCTCTACTTGTGAACTCTGGTTCAAATATGTGGTGGAGGGCTAATTAATGGGTCTTAAATCACTTGTACAAAAGAGTGTCGATGTGGCATTCGCTAAAGCAGGTGATTTGGCTACCATTGTTGTCTTTAACAAGAAGACAGCAGCAAGTTATGATTTCACTGCAGAGTCTGTAGCTATATCTAATGACGGTACGGTAGTTGCTAAAGGTATTCAGTTAAAGAAAACCAAACAAGCACCTGACTAAGCCACAAATAGTACATCTACAAACTTTCTGTTTCGGACTCCTGATGTAGGTAATATTTCTGAGTACAGCAATGCTGTTATTGGAGGTGTTACCTACAAGTTCGAACCAACAGCTGAGATCAATGACTTTGTTACTGTTCTTTCCTTTGTTAGGGAGAATTAAATGGGTCAATACTCTACAATACGTAGCCAAGTCTTCTCTGTATTTGGATCTGACACGTGGAAAGCTGAAAATATAAAGACAGTGCCAAATAATTTTATAGGTGCTGTAGGCTTGCAAGATTATATTAGAGTCACTATTATAATTGGTGGTAACCAAT